CCCTTCACCAACCCCTTCACCAACTCCTACCCCAACTCCTTCACCAACTCCTACCCCAACTCCTTCACCAACGCCTTCACCAACGCCTACACCAACCCCTATGCCAACTCCTACACCAACACCACCATCTCCACCACCAGCTCCACCACCAGCTCCACCACCATCTCCACCACCATCTCCACCATCTTATTATGGTTACCCCTAGGAGGAGTTGACTAATGGGAAAACCAAAACTCCATAACCCAGTAGAACTGGGCAGTAATTACGGACATTTAAAATTGGGTCATGTTAATCTTAATAATACTTATGCAGGGGTTTTATTAAGAAATGGTCCACATGGAATGCCATGTGAACAATATTTGATGTTTGGATCTTCTGGTAAAATGAAGGGCAGTACGATTAATCGTTGTCCAGGCGTTTATCAGATACATTGTGGAATGAAACCCGTAGATAATATGGGATTTATGTTAAGATCTTCCGATGGTGACATTTCAATATCTGCCCCTTTGGGCAGAATTAGATTAGAGGCAAAAATGATTGACATTCTTGCCAATGGAAGTGGTAATAAAACAGGATATGTCAACATTGAGGGTAATGAAAAAATTAAGTTGACAACAAAGAATTTTGAAGCAAATGTTGATTCTGTTGCCAAATTTTTATGCTCTGGGATACTTGAATTAGTAGGAAACGGATCTCTTAATTTTTATGGTGGACTAATTGATTGTGCTGATTCTTGTACAACCTTGAAACCATCTAAAGGGATCTCAAAATTTGAATCACAACAAAAAACTGGAGGAATTTTAGGATGAAGGTTCCTGATTTAGAGATAAAAAAGACTTTTTATTGTGGTAGTGGTGATCCTAGTTTAGTTTTGGGTAAAGGACCCTTGCAAACTAGAGGTGGATTTTATTGTGAAGGACCAGGAATTTTTGGTTCAATTCCACCATTTCTTACTGCCACATTGATGGTTGGTCCACTTGAGAACTCAGATGTAATAATTCCTCCTTTAATTCCTGGAGCATTATGCACTGGAATCAATAATCCTTATTCAATAGCTGTTGATGGACCATCAGCATTTTTGGGAGTTATTGATACAAATAATAATGTAAATGTTGGTGGTAATCTAATTACTCAAGGTGAAGTCATGTCCCGTTGTGGTGGACATATCCTTTCCGCTAAAAAGAATTTTGATATTCCTCACCCAACAAAAGATGGTTGGAGATTACGTCATACTTGCCCAGAAGGGCCATCTAATGATGTATACATAAGGGGTAAATTACAAAATAAAAGCATAATTGAACTTCCAGAATACTGGAGAGAGTTGGTAGATTCTAATAGTATTACAGTCTCAATTACTCCAGTAGGAACGCATCAAAATATTATTGTTAGAGAAATCTCAGATAATAAAGTATACCTTCATGCATCTACACCGATAAATTGTCATTATCATGTTTTTGGTGAGCGTAAAGACGGAGAAAAGTTGATTCCAGAATATGAAGGGTCAACACCAGCAGATTATCCTGGCAATAATGATGAATATTCTGTATCTGGATTTCATTATGATACCAAGAGGATTTAATTATGGCAGATATTTTTGTAGCAGATTTTACTAATAAAAGTACCTGTCTTGATGAGGGTATTACTGGACCTTTTTCTGCTAAGTTTGATTATATTTTAAAATCAACTACAGGAGATCCTGATTATCCAGCAGAAGCATGTACTCCTTGGATTCACTATAATGTTAAGGTTGGTAATCTTAAGGCAGATGCACTTGTTCAAGCACAAGATGTTAAAACCGCTGTGGTTGGATCTTTGAATGCAAAATCTGCTATTTGGGATGCCAAAAAGTCATTTGATATTCAGCATCCCACTAAAAAAGACCATCGTCTTAGATATATTTGTTTAGAAGGACCAACTGCAGATGTGTATCTAAAGGGTAAATTGGTAGAGCAGTCCTATATTCAACTTCCAGATTATTGGAAAGACTTTGTTGATATGGAGACTCTTGTTATCAATCTCACTCCAAATGGACATTGGCAAGAATTATTTGTAGATCGTATTGAATGGGGTGATAAAATTTACGTTAAGAATAATGCGGGAACTGCTATTAACTGCGATTATGTGGTTTATGGTGAACGTATTGATACCTCAAAGAATATTTCTGAATATCAGGGCTTGACACCAGCAGACTATCCAGGAGATAATAGGGAATATAATATCAACGGTAAGTGATGCACCGAGTACATGAAGCGTTCCCTCTGATTGTTTACCAGGGGATGGTGGAGTGTCATGAACAAATCAAAAATCATCTTGATGAACTTCGTGACTATTGGTTTGATGGGTATCAGAACGAGAGTCCAGAATATTCTGGAAGAATTTTTGCACACCAAAAAGAGTCATGCAAACCATTCTTTCAAGAACTTCGGACTCATGTTGATAATTACTTTGATTATTTGAGTGTTGATCACTCAAAATTAGATTATCATATCATTAAATCCTGGGTTGGTTATCACAAAGATGATGAAACCCCATCAGTAAAACCGCACAATCATAACGCTTCAGATCTGAGTTTTGTTTATTATGTAAGTACAGGTGAGACATCCGATAAGTTTTGTATTGCCCAAGAAAAAAATCCCAATGAATGTGTTGGTGATATGTTTACTGAAGCAATTCAAAAGAATTTAATTACTGGGTATAACCGATATAATTGTAATGTTTATAGTATTACTCCTATTGAGGGTAGTGTTTTAATTTTTCCGAGTAAAACTGGACATTTTACTCAAAAGTTTGCTGAAAGAAAAGAAGAAAGACTGGTTATTCCTGGAGACATTAGAGTTACTTTAAATCCATTTAATCCAGACTACCATCAAGGATCTACTCACCCTTCTCAGTGGTTACAACTTTAATAGGATCATATTTTTTATAAATGCTTTGAACCTCAGACATCCAAGGTTCATCTCTCATTTTCCAATCCATATCATAATCTAATGTGATATGTTCGGAACCAATATACCTATCAATGTATGATTTGATTAGAGTCTCTCCTAGCGAGACATCACCCCAATCATTATCGTGCATCTCTTTTGTTCGTTCATATAATTTGAGATATTTCTTCATCCAATATCCATTTCCATGTGCAAAATAATCCACATAAGAGTCTTCTGGATTACATGGACCTGGATGAACCTTCCATACTGGTAAAACCAGATCTTGATCTAATTGTAATTTAAAATTTCTAATTGAAAAATCGGATCTACATTTAATGACAGTATTATAATCTCTAGGATCGAATAATCGTAATCCGAGATAATTTGTATACCATTGTCTTAATATTCTGTAAGACCATTCTCTACCACTAATTTCTAATCCATCATCTTTAAAGTTAAATGGCGGCAATGTCTCTACATCTCTAAAAAGATATTCTTTTGGTTTATATGCCTCTATGACTTTTTTAGTGTCAATTTGTATTATTCCAGAACCCATGTAAAGTTCTGAGTAACTATATGAACTGATATAAACGTCGGCGTTATATTTTTTTATAATATTTTCCTGGATATTTGAGAAGTGGTCTTCCCAATTCCTCATGTATCCAGTTAATAATAGAGCAATTTTCACAATAAATATAAAAAACACATATAATGATTTATGGGAATTGTAATAGATAGGTTGCAAGCAGATCGACAGATGTATCTGCTTCAACAACAAAAATTACCACCAAGAATTGCTATAGCTAGTTCTTTGAGGGATTCATTTACTGGTCCTGCTAGGGAAGCGACAAGTCAAACACTTACTAGTATAAATTCCGCAAATAGTTTAAAGAGTCAGATTATTGCTATTGGTGGAAATACTGGATTAACAACTACAAGATATGGTGCTAGCACTTCAAATATAACCTCTCAATATGGGAGTATAGTATCTGGAGTTGCAACTGCTACTGGAGCAAGTCTTGGAATTTCTGGTTTGGGAACTGTTATTATTGCATATGGGACCTTAACATCAGATCAGGCAAGAGTGTATGATTATCCCAAAGTATCTGGAGGAGATTATAGTTCAGATTTTCCATTTATTGGAGAAGGATTTGTTGTCCTGACAAGCTCCAACCTTGGTGCTGGGGTTAGCACTAGACTGTTCCAATCTAGTGGATCTGAAATTGGTAAAGTATTTGATATTACTGGACCAGCAGTAAATGTAAGTTCTTTAATCAATCAATATAATTCAACATGGTCTACCGCTGGTAGTCAAGCAACAGCATCAACCGCAGCACAAGAAGTAAAGGGTGATTATGAATTGCAGGTGTGGGGACTTAACCGACAAAAGCAAGAGAATATTGAAAAACTTGTTGATATTGAAGAAGCAATTGGAATCTCATCAAACCCTGCTTATGGGGGACCTTGGTAGGGGGGGGGGTTGACAA